TTAAGTCTCGCGAAGTCAATGAGCTGTCGCTGATTGATCGTATCAATCTCTACTTCAAGCTCGGCGCACGTATCCGTATCAAGTTCAACGAAGAAGAAGCTGTGTTCGTGAAACGAGCAGAGCAGACGCTCACGTTCGACGAAGTCGTGAAGCTGGCTGAAGATCTTCTAGCCTATGCTAAGAAGAAGAAGGAAGAGAACGAAGATGAAGAAGAACAGCTGAGCATCACTATCAAGTCCGAAGACGGCGAAGATGAATCTGATGAAGATTTTGACTTCGATGATGAAGGCGAAGAAGATACTGAAGCTTCTTCTGGTTCGGAAGAAGGTGATAAGACTGAATCGAAACATAACGAAGGCGGTGACGGCAAGCAAGGCGGAAGCTCTAGCAAGCCTTTGGAAGAAGCAACGACTGATCAGTCTATGTCTGAGCGCATGGAAGAACTGCTCGATCCTTCTTTGGCTAATCGCACGTTCAGCTATGTCCACTTCCCGAAGGACTTGACTCACGAAGAGTTCACGGTCAGCTATCGCAAGCTGCTGGATATCATCAACAGCGACTTAGCCAAAGCTAAGGGCGGTGCTGAAGTTATCAGCTATCGTAACACGCTGTTGAACAAGTTCCGCTCCGAGAACAACTCCGCCATCAACTATATGGTCAAGGAGTTTGAGCGTAAGAAAGCAGCTCTGTCGTATAGCCGCACGAAGCAAGCGAAGACTGGTGTTATCGACGTGAACAAGCTGCACAGCTACAAGTTCAACGATGATATCTTCAAGCGCCTGAACATCGAGCCGACTGGCAAGAATCACGGTGTTGTCGTTGTTCTCGATATGTCTGGTTCTATGTCTGCGAACTATCGTGGCGCGATGGACCAGCTGATCTGTCTTGCTATGTTCTGTCGTCGCGTTGGTATTCCTCATCGTATCTATGGCTTCACTCAGGTGACCAATCGTTTCTACAAGGAAGATCCGAATCGCTACAAGGCAAAGCAGAACAAGCTCCAGGCTATCAAAGCGCGACTCAGCAACAAGTCGTTCGTGTTCCCTGATACTGGCTTTGATCTCGTTGAGTTTTTCCACGAGTCTATGTCGTTGAAGGACTTCAACGCGATGGTTGGCACGTTGCTCATTTCATCGAAGATGATGGAAATGGACATGAACGAAATGATCGACGGTCAATACATTCGTCACTGGATCAACGAAAGAATGCAGGCTGATGCTTGGTCTACTGCGTTTGAGTATCTTGGTCTTGGTGGGACTCCGCTCAACGATGCGATCCTCGTGTCTCGCGACCTGATGGCTAAGTTCCGCAAGGAAAAGAACATTCAGATCATGAACTTTGTGTGCATCACTGACGGTGAGAGCAATCACTCGTCGTTCTATCGTGCTCATTCGAGCGGCGGTCATAATAACCATTATGAATCGCTTCCGTTCGGTGGTAGTTCAAAGCACGTGTCGATCTTCGTAGATGAAGAATCTCGCATTCAGACTTCTATGAAGTTCAATAATGCGCATGAGATCACTGGTATGCTTGCGCGAACTGTTCGTCAGTCTCAGGATGCTAACTTCGTTGGCTTCTATATCGTTGGTGGTTCGTATGACGTTCGTCACGTTTCGTATCGTTATCTGAGCTACACCGAAGGCGTTCACTTCCAAGAGAAGTGGAAGAAGAACAAGAGCGCAGTTATCCCTAACATGCTCAACTTCGATGAGTTCTATATCATCAACGGTGGTCGTAATCTTCGTAGCCAACAAGCTGCGTTCGATGAAGCCAACAATGATATGAAGAAGGGTCAGCTGGCTCGCGCCTTTATCACCGCCCAGAATAAGCGTGGCGCAAGCCGTGCAGTTCTCGGTAAATTCATCGAAAAGATCGCTGCATGAGAATTTTGGCGGGGAAAGGGGCTTGTCAATTCCCCGCCAATGTGGTATCATAAGTATATGATGAGAAAAGGAGATGGCGTCATGTTCAAGGTAACTTATACTCTCAAGGGCGAAAATAAGCTGTTGACGGATGAATCCGCCACGTTTCGTTATCTGAAGGATGCGTTCACGTTCATGCGTCTGCTGATGAATTCTGCTGGGCTAGTTGGTAAGCCCACTATTGAGCGCATGTGACTTGACAATCAAGTCGCCCTGTGGTATAATATATTATATGATGAGGAAAGGTGATAGGCTATGAAGGACGGTCAGAAGAAGTTTCTCGAGCTTGCTGTTGCTAAGTTCGGTGCAGGTAATACGGTTGATCGTAACGAGATCGTTGCGTTCGCTGAAGAACAGGGTGTTCGTGGCGTCGATTTCTGGTGGATGATTAAGCCGGAGCATCGCGTGACTCGTGGTTTCTATCGTATTCCTGGCGGTGAATCTCATGTGGAGATGGCTGCCGATATCGTTCCTATCTCTATCCGTCGTGAGACTACTGTGGCTCCCAAGAAGTTTGATCCGAATGCAGTTTCTGAGCACGACTATGCTCAGGTTCCGGCTAAGGATAAGCACTACGTTCCGTTCGGTGAATTCAAGATGATCGAGAAGATCGTTGCTTCTGGCAAGTTTTTCCCTGTGTTCATCTCTGGTCACTCTGGCAACGGCAAGACGTTCATGGTCGAGCAGGTTTGTGCCAAAGTCAAGCGTCCGATGATCCGCGTTCAGATGTCGCGTGAGACTGATGAAGACGATCTGATTGGCGGTTTCCGTCTCATCGACGGTGAAACGAAGTTCATGAAGGGTCCAGTGCTTCGCGCGATGGAAATCGGTGCGCTGCTTCTCATCGACGAAGCTGACCGTGCTGATCCTGGCAAGGCTATGTGCTTGCAGGGTATCCTCGAAGGCAAGCCGTATTACATGAAGAAGACTGGCGAAATCGTTCAGGCTGCTCATGGCTTCAACGTGATCGTGACTGCTAATACCAAGGGTCGTGGTTCTGACGACGGTCGTTATGTCGCTGCTACGATGCTCGACGATGCTTGGCTCGAGCGTTTCCCGATCACGATTGAGCAGGAATATCCGACTGCTGCTATCGAGAAAAAGATCTTGACAAACTATCTCAGTGATGATATAATTACTGAAGATGATAAGGCGCTCATCGAGCATCTTACTGTCTGGTCGGAAATCATCCGCAAGACTTTCACCGAAGGTGCGATTGACGAACTCATCTCAACTCGTCGCCTTGTTCATATTGCACAGACGTATCGCATGATCGGCGATCGCATGAAGGCTATCCGTTTGTGCATCAATCGTTTCGACGAAGAGACAAAGACTGCGTTCCTTGATCTCTATGCAAAGGTTGATCCTACGATCAATCCCGTCCCCGAGACTCCGGCTGCTCCACCCGCAGCGGAGAACACTCAGGAAGTTTCTTTCTGAGTGTAATTCAAACCACCAATGGAGTATATTGTTATGACTAAGACTGCATCCGTTCTCACCGCTCTCCAGAATGGTGAGGAACTGACCGCTGCACAGATTCGTTCGCGATTCGGTGCAGGCAATCCTCATGAAGTGATTCGTTCGCTCCGTGAATCTGGTCACGCTATCTATCTGAACGAGCGCACTAATTCAAAGGGTGAAGTCACCCTGAAGTATCGCCTCGGCACGCCTTCGCGCAAGATGGTTTCGCTTGCTTATGCTATGATGGGCAACGAAGTTTTCACGCACGCAGCGTAAGCTATATAGAGGGGGGATGGACCATTACGTCTCCCCTCTTACTTCTATGGAGTTATAATTGGCTACTGATAATCGTGAACCTTGGGAACACCTCAAGGGAATTTCTGTCACTGTTCGTAATAACGATGTGAACGGTGCTCTTCGCATTTTGAAGAAAAAGGTTCAGCGTGAAAACCTTCTGCGTGATCTTGCTGAGCACGAACACTATACAAAGCCTTCTATCAAGCGACGCATGAAGAAGCAAGCTGCTGTGGTTCGTTGGAGAAAAAAGCAGGCTGAGATTGCTGAAACGCTGTAAGCCTAGCATACATAATATCATCATTTCACTTTGGAGTAATCATGGCAGCAATTGAAATTTCAGTATCTATTGAAGAACTACGCAAAAAGAAGATCTTCGTCGCTACGCCAATGTATGGCGGCATCTGTGGTGGACAGTATTGTAAGTCAACAGCTGATCTTGCTATGCTGGCTGCTCAGTATGGTATGGACGTTCGCTTCTTCTATCTCTTCAATGAATCACTCATTACTCGTGCACGAAACTATCTCGTGGACGAATTTTTGCGTTCAGACTGCACTCACCTGATGTTCATTGACTCGGACATTGGCTTTGACCCGAACGACGTTATCGCTCTTTCTGTTATCGCAGAAGAAGGATCAGACAAGCATATTGTATGCGGTCCTTATCCAAAGAAGTGTATCGCTTGGGAAAAGATTAAGCGCGCAGTCGATAAAGGATTCGCAGACAAAGATCCTAGCGTTCTTGAAAAGTATGTTGGCGACTACGTCTTCAATCCAAAGGAAGGCACTGGATCTATCGCTCTCGATGAACCAGTTGAAGTTCTTGAAGGCGGCACTGGCTTCATGATGATTCAACGCGCTGCGTTGGAAAAGTTCCAGGCTGCATATCCACAATACATGTATAAGCCAGATCACGTTCGCACAGAACACTTCGATGGTTCGCGCGAGATCCTTATGGCTTTCCAAGCTGAAGTTGATCCAGCATCTAAGCGATATCTATCAGAAGACTACTGGTTCTGCCAAAAAGCTTGGGATATCGGTATCAAAACTTGGTTGTGTCCTTGGATGAAGCTCCAGCACATGGGTTCTTATGTGTTTGGCGGTTCGCTTATTGATCTGGCTCAGATTGGTGCTGGCGCTACTGCTGACGAGAGCTCTAAACCAAAGAAGCTGAAATGAAACACTTGACAACTGCACATAAACGTGATACTATTTACATCTAGGAGGTTATATGATGAAGCTATCTAAAGAAACTACGGAAATCCTCAAGAACTTCGCTGCTATCAATCCATCCCTGATCTTTCAGGCTGGTCAGATTCAGAAAACTGTTTCGCCACAGAAGACAGTTCTTGCTAAGGCTAACGTCAGCGAAAACTTCGACAAGGAGTTTGCTATCTACGACTTGTCTCAGTTTATCTCTACTGTTTCAATGTTTGATGATCCTGATCTGAAGCTCGGTGATGAGTCCATCGTCATCAGCAATGGTAAGGCTAAGACAACTCTTCGTTATGCAAAGAGCGATTTGATCCAGTCACCTCCGTCTAAGGAAATCAATCTTCCTTCTACAGAGATCAGCTTTACTCTCGAAGACACTGCACTGCAGAGTGCGCTTCGTGCAGCTGGTGTTCTTTCTCTGCCTGAGCTTGCTCTTGTCGGTCGTAACGGTAAAGCATATCTTGCTGCGATCGATTCTCGCAACGAAGCATCAAACTCATTTGAGTATGAAGTTGGTGAAGCTAAGGTAAACTATAAGATGATCTTCAAGATTGAAAACCTGAAGATCCTGAATCGCAATTATGAAGTTCGCGTTTCCGCTAAAGGTATCGCGCACTTTGCTTCTAAGACTAATGATGTTGAATACTGGATTGCTACTGAACAGAGCAGCAAATACGGTGAGTGATTATAAGGGGACTTCGGTCCCCTTCCTTCTTTTTGATATGGAGCCAAAATGCGCGAAGAATTCCTCTGGGTTGAAAAGTATCGTCCTCGCAAGATTGCAGATTGTATTCTGCCTGAAGATCTTAAACTAACATTCCTACAGTTTGTGAACAATGGTGATATTCCAAATCTTCTTCTCTCTGGTAGTGCTGGTGTTGGTAAAACTACAGTGGCTCGTGCCATGCTCGAAGAAATCAACGCGGACTACATCGTCATCAACGGATCAATGAATGGTAACATCGACACTCTACGACACGACATTCGTAACTTCGCTGCGACCGTATCGTTCACAGGCGGACGTAAGTATGTTATCCTTGACGAAGCCGACTATCTAAACGCAAATTCAACTCAACCAGCACTCCGTAACTTCATGGAGGAGTTCTCGTCGAACTGTGGTTTCATTCTCACTTGTAACTTTGTCAATCGTATCATCGATCCTTTGCATTCTCGATGCTCTGTAATCGAGTTCAAGATTGGTGCGAGTGAAAAGGCAGAGCTTGCAAAGCAGTTTCTTTCGCGCGCATGCGGGATCCTTGATCAGGAGAACGTAGGCTACGATAAGAAGGTTCTTGCTGAAGTTATCATGAAGCACTTCCCTGATTGGCGTCGAGTGTTGAATGAGTTGCAGCGATACTCAGCTAGAGGTCAGATCGACTCTGGTATCTTGGCTTCTGTTGATAACATAGAGATCAAGGAACTTGTTAAGTATCTGAAAAGCAGAGAATACGAAGCTATGCGTAAGTGGGTTGGTCAGAACTCTAGCATGGATGTGAATGTTCTGTTCCGCAAGCTCTATGACGCAGCAAGCACCGTTATGAAACCTGAGTCTATTCCTTTGCTCGTTATGGCTTTGGCTGACTATCAGTATAAGGCTGCGTTCGTTGTGGATCAGGAGATCAATTTGGCTGCTTGTATGACTCAGATTATGTTGGACTGTGAGTTCAAATAACATCTTGAAATCTGATGGAGATATATTATGACTGCTGCAAGACGTGAAGGTAAAGGCGCTAGAGTTTGGCGCAAGGTTCCAGATGAAACTGAAATGTTCGTGAACACACTCGACGGCAAGCAAGGTATCCGTGCCAAATGCTGTCCGTCTTGTGGTGAAACAAAAGCTCTAGGTCAGTTCTACTACAAAGGCATATCGAAGCGATTCGATAAGGTCACTGACCTTCATGAACGGATCTGTGTCGTATGCTGGGATGAGAAAAAGCTCTCTCAGAGGAAACGTAAAAACGAAGTTCCCGCTAACACTGTTATGAACTTTATCTCAAATGAGTAATCCATTCGTATACGTCGAGAGTGTCACTAACTCTAAAAAGAACCTGATGCGCGGGTCGGCGAACGACGAGCTATCAGAAAAGCTGTATAAGCCATTTCTGACGAATCGTTCGCTATCCTACTTTCAGGATTGTGTCCTTTACGCCAACGAAATGAATATGCGTTCTCATCTCGAGAACAAGTTGCAATATGAGTATTTCCTAAATAGCCTGCGGAAGCGGAAGAGGAAAGGCTCCAAATGGGGCAAAGATAAACCCGACGCGACCGTCGAAATGATCATGGAGTATTTCGGCTATGGTCGTGCTAAGGCGGAGCAGGTGCTCAGAGTCTTGACCGATGAACAGCTAGCCATGATCGAGGTAGCACTCGATAAAGGTGGAAAAGGATGAACGCATCGGTTGAAAACATGGTCGAAGTCAAACTTCGATCAGCAGAAGATTTCCTAAAGATTCGCGAAACACTAACTCGTATCGGAGTCGCATCTAGACGCGATAAGGTATTGTTTCAGTCATGTCATATCCTGCATAAGCAGGGTAGATACTATATCGTTCACTTCAAAGAATTGTTCGCCCTAGACGGTAAGCCCACAAACTTCTCAGATGAAGACAAGGCTCGTCGTAACACAATCGCCAATCTGCTTGCCGAATGGGAGTTGATTGATGTTGTTGATACAGAGCGAACTAAGGATCCTGTTGCGCCACTGAATCAAATCAAGATTCTAGCGCATAAGGAAAAGCATGAATGGAAGTTGGAAGCCAAATACAATATTGGTAAAAAGCGAACCAACGACTGATCGTGCTAAATAGAACGTGATGCCTTCGGGGTCACATAACATAATCTCGCTTAATAGGAGACATTACTATGAACGACTACGCACAATTCACAAAGATCCCATCACTCTTCGATAAGTTTGATCCTATGTCTGTCGGTTTCGACAAGACATTCAAACTGCTTGCTGATCAGCTCGAAACTATCGGCAAGAATGTTCCTGGCTATCCGCCATACAACATCAAGAAGGTTGATGAGAACAAGTATGTCATCGAAATGGCAGTCGCTGGATTCGCTAAGACGGATCTGGAAGTCACGCTGGATGGTGGTAAGCTAACCATCACTGGTAAGACAAAGGACGCCAACGACGTGGATAATGCTAATGCGTATTACTTCTACAAGGGAATCGCAGAGCGCGCATTTACTCGCACGTTCACTCTTGCTGATTCTGTAGAAATCAAGAACGCAGAAATGGTTAACGGTATTCTTAAGGTATGGCTCGAGAACTTTATCCCTGAGCATAAGAAGCCTAAGAAGATCGACATCAAGGACTAATTCCTTTATTGAGATTTTCATTATGCGCTGGGCGGCAGCAGTCGCCCAGCTTTTTCCGTTTGCACAGGAGACACACAATGATCAAATGGATCAAAGATACATACAGATACTATAACACAATCATCGAACTTTCTAAACTCACAGACAAAGAACTGAACCATCTTGGTCTCACACGTTTCGATATCGCACAGGTAGCACTCAAAGAATACTGGAGATCAAATGGTATCCCTTCTCAATCTTTTCGCTGAATTCAAATCTATGCTCCGTTCCATGATGGGTAATCGTTTCTACGGCTAAATAGCCTCCGAAAGGAGGCGCTCATGGCATTAGTAACTTTTGAGCAATTAAACGAGTTCTTTGAAGACACTAACGAAGATATCATCGAACCGTTTGTGGAACCCCTGAATGAAGTGATGGAGTTCTACGAGATTAATACGCCACAACGTATTTCTATGTTTCTAGCTCAAGTTGGTCATGAATCAGGTGGATTAAGAGCAAGAAAAGAAAATCTAAACTACAGAGCAGAAACGCTCTTGAAAGTTTTCCCCAAGTATTTCCGTGGTAAGAATCCAAACGACTATGCAAAGCAACCAGCAAAGATTGCCAATCTCGTCTATGCAAATAGAATGGGTAACGGTCCTCCTGAGTCTGGGGATGGCTATCGCTACTGCGGTCGCGGTCTTATCCAGCTGACGGGTAAGAGCAACTATCAAGCATTCGCTTCTGACATGAACATGGATCTTGCTGAAGCGACTGAATGGTTGGAAAACGAAGAGGGTGCAGCTTGGTCTGCTGGTTGGTTCTGGGATTCTCGTGAACTAAATCAATGGGCTGATAAAGGTGACATCCTTACAGTAACCAAGAAAATCAACGGTGGAACAATCGGTCTCGAAGATCGTAAGCATCATTATGAAGCAGCCTTAGAAATCTTTGGAGGTTAATGATGCCACGTTTCTCAATAGAGACAGACGAACCAACGCCAAAACCAGCGATGGATCAGCTACCACCTGCTACGAAAGGTGCAGGTGCTTCTATTCAAACTAATTGGGTAGATCCTTCACCACGCAGCAGCTACGGCGCTGCACCAGCTGCTCCTCAGTTGTCAGAAGCAGCTCAGCTTGCTAAGATTGAACTTGAAAAGAAGCAGTGGGAAGCTGAAAACGCAAAGCAGAATGAAGACTGGATGGTCAAGAAGTGGCGTCCCGCTATGGGTTGGTGCTATATGGTCATCTGCGTTCTTGATATGGCTATCTTCCCTGTCCTGTGGTCAATCGCACAGGTTATGGTCAAGATGCCATTGACACAATGGAATCCTCTCACGCTGCAAGGCGCTGGTCTATTCCATCTCGCAATGGGTGCCGTCCTTGGTATTGCCGCATGGTCCCGTGGTCAAGAAAAGATCCAAGGCGTAACGAAGTAAGGAAATGATATGAATGTGAATCCTGTGAACGTGAATGAAGTTCAAAATGCTCAACTTGAAGTTATGATGCTTCGTCTATTGAATGGCGATGAAATCGTAGGGAAAGTCGGAGTGGTGGGTAACATGATCAAGGTCGTGAAACCCGCCGCTGTTATGGTTCAACCAGGAGCTGCTGGCAAAGCACAGATGGCGTTGGTCGATTTTATTCCTATGGCTAAAACTAAAGAGATCATCCTTGATCCCCGCAATGTTATGTTCACCTACGAGCCAGACAGTCAGATCGAGTCTGCGTATAACCAAAACTTCGGTTCAGGCTTAGTCCTTCCTAAGAAAGGGATCTTGACAACTGCGTCCTGATGTGGTAATATATCATCATGACAAAGTTTTACACAAACGCCATTGAGTATGGTAACAATATTCTCGTTCGCGGTTACGATCGCGGACGAGCCTTCAACGAAAAGATTCCATACAAGCCAACACTCTATCTTCCATCTAAGAGTGAAGGCGCAGAGTGGAAAGACATTCGTGGCGCGCAGCTCGACCCGATGCCATTCGAGTCCATGCGTGATGCCAAAGACTTCCTAAAACGATACGAAGACGTCAGCAACTTCAAGTTGTATGGTATGCCTCGTTTCATGTATGCGTATCTGAACGAAGAGTATCCAGATGAAATCGTTTATGATCGTGAGCTCATCAAAGTAGCATACATTGATATCGAAGTCAGTTCAGAGTTTGGTTTCCCTACAGTAGAACGTGCATCGGATACAATCACTGCTATCACTCTCAAGAAAGATGGTATCTTCCACGTTTGGGGATATGGTGAGTTCAAGACTGATCGCGCAGACGTTCAATACTATCAGTGCAACAACGAGAAAGAACTTCTCATCAAGTTCCTGAGCGAATGGAGCAATGAGTATCCAGACATCGTGACTGGTTGGAACGTCACGTTCTTCGATATTCCATATCTTGTTCGTCGTATGAACACGGTCCTTGGTGAAAGTGAAGCTAAACGTTTCTCTCCTTGGCGTATGTTTAAGGAACGTCAGGTTCGCACAAAGTTCAAAGACGAACTCGCATATACTATCTGCGGTGTTGCAACTCTCGACTATCTCGAGATGTATATGAAGTTCACATACTCTCAGCAGGAAAGCTACAAGCTAGATCACATCGCGTTCGTTGAACTCGGTGAGCGAAAGTTATCGTATGACGAATACGAAACGCTGCATGAGTTCTATATGAATGACTTCCAGCGATTCATCGAGTATAACATTCGAGATACTGAACTTGTTGAAAAGCTCGATGATAAGATGAAGCTGATTGATATGGCTCTCGCGCTCGCATACGACGCGAAGGTTACTCTGCTTGACGTATTCACCCAAGTGCGTATGTGGGATGTTATCATTCATAACCATCTCTATAAGCAGAAGATTGCGGTTCCTGTCGAAGGCGGTGGATCAAAAGAAGAACAGTATGTTGGCGCTCACGTTAAGGAACCTAAGCCTGGTGCTTATGATTGGGTCATGTCGTTTGACTTGAACTCTCTGTATCCGCATCTCATCATGCAGTATAACATCAGTCCTGAAACTTTGCTTCGTGATAAACGAGGTAATGCGATGAAGGTTGAGACGAGCGTCGATGAGTTGCTTGATGGAGTGTTCCCTGAAGTTCCTGAAGGATATGGACTGGCAGCGAATGGATGCTTCTTTGATAAGTCGCATCAAGGATTCTTGCCTGAGATCATGGAACGTATGTATAATGATCGTGTCGTCTATAAAGAAAAGATGATTGCTGCTCAGAAAGAGTATGAAGCAACCAAGTCAAAGCAAGCGTCTAAAGATATCTCACGATACAAGAATATGCAGCTTGCTAAGAAAGTTCAGTTGAACTCAGCTTACGGTGCGATCGGTAATCCATACTTCCGCTTCTTCGATATCAACCAAGCAACTGCGATTACACTCGGTGGTCAGCTTTCCATTCGTTGGGCTGAAAACGAGATGAATAAGTATTTGAATAGGCTATTCAAAACAAAGGACGCAGATTATGTCATTGCTGCAGATACGGATTCGTTATACATCTGCTTTGATCGACTTATACAAATGGTCTTTGAAGAACGAGGAAAGAAACTTGATTCTTCTGAAGATTCGAAGCAGATGGTCGTTGACTTTTTGGACAAGGTGGCTCGCGAGAAACTTGAACCTGTTATTGATAAGATTTATCAGGATCTTGCTGATCGGATGGCATCGTTCCAACAAAAGATGAACATGAAGCGTGAGGTTATCGCTGATCGTGGTATCTGGACTGCGAAGAAGCGATACATCCTCAACGTGCATGATTCTGAAGGCGTTCGTTACGCAAAGCCAAAACTGAAGATCATGGGTATTGAAGCGGTCAAGTCATCTACTCCCGCTGTATGCCGCGAGGCTATCAAAGATGCGCTGAACATCATCATGACCAAGGATGAAGAGGACTTACATAAGTTCATTGCTGAATTCAAAACTAAGTTCTCTCAGCTTTCGTTCGAGCATGTTGCATTCCCACGATCTGTTCAGGATCTAGCTAAATATGAACGCGAAACAAAAGGTGTTCCTATTCACGTTCGTGGTGCGTTGCTATACAACGGACTTGTAAAGTCGATGAAGCTCCAGAAGAAGTATGAGCTCATCAAGGATGGCGAAAAGATTCGTTTCTCGTATCTTAAAATGCCAAATCCGCTCAGAACAAATGTCATTTCATCATTTTCATCGTTACCAGACGAGTTTGGTTTAGAACAGTATATTGACCATGAAACTCAATTCGAGAAAGCGTTTATGGCTCCGCTCAACGCTATCCTTGAAGTTATCAACTGGCACGCTGAAAAGCAAAGCACCCTAGAGGATTTTTTCTAATGGCTATCAAAGTTCCACAAGAATATGCAGACTTTGACTTTGGATTCACTGGAGTCGATGAACACGAAATTAAGCAAGACGTTCTTGACGCACTTAGCGAAAAGGATCAAGCTCTAACTGAGAAGGAACAAGAGCTTCAGCAAAAGATCAAGACGCTAGAAGCTATCATCGTTCCACTTCTTAATAATCTGATCAAAACATCAGACAAAGCATACATTCACTGGCCGAACCGTAAAGATAAGTGTCAGGAAATGCTTGACAAGGTATTGAAGACGACAAGAGGTTTGTAATGAGTATGACACAGCTGAATCCTCCTATCCCTATCATGACGCCGAAGGGAAGGGCGATGGCTCATTTCATTATTGATTACGGAATGGAAAATGACTTGATGTGGGTTTGCTTTCAAGATGACACGGGAGAGTGTTGGACTTGGGAAAACGCTCAGATCCGCGCTCGCATGAATCAAACTATCGGGCGTAGAAAGATTTCAAAGATTGAGAAAGATTAACTTAGATCGCTGGATGATTATGACGACGGGGATTGCTCTCTCCGTCGTTGCTGCTTGGTATTCAGTCACAGGTCTTACTGCAATTTTCGCAGGAGCGTATTGGGCTGTTATCATTCTCGGCGGAACGTTAGAGTTCGGTAAGATCGTTCTTGCTTCATGGCTTTATCGAAATTGGAATCACGTTCCGTTTCTGATGAAGACATATTTCACAAGCGCATTGCTTGTTCTCATGCTTATCACTAGCATGGGTATCTTCGGATTCCTTTCCAAAGCACATCTTGAACAGACTGCTCCTGCTGGAGACGTAGCTGCAAAGATTGAACGTATCGAAGGATCACTCGCGCGCGAGCGTATGCGCATCACGCGAGGCGAGCAGCAACTAGCGCAGATGGATAAGGCTATCGACGCAATCATCGACAGAAACAATCGCGCACAAACAGCTATGCAAGTTCGCACTCAACAGAAGAAAGAGCGCGATCAGATTGCAGCTGAGATGAAAGACGCACAGATCAACATTGATAAACTGCTAGACGAGAAAGCGCCACTTATGGCTGCGACTCGCGCAATCAAGTTAGAGGTTGGTCCTATCCGCTATGTTGCTGAAATGATCTATGGCGAAGGTAATGAGCGTGATCTAGAAGCAGCTATCCGAATTATGATTCTACTTCTTGTTCTTGTCGTCGATCCTTTGGCGGTATTGATGATTATCGCAGCCAGTAAAAATCTAAAGCTAGATGTAGATAGAATAGAAGCTGTAACTACAGACGGAGATCTATGGGAACCTGTCATTCTAGAAAAAAAGTCTTGACAATTATGATGTTGTATAGTAATATGATCATTGGAGGTGAAGTATGTCACTAAGAGAAAAACTGATTAAGAATTCAACCATCGAGTTTACAGCCACGCTGGAAGACTCAAAGATTTTTACTAAGAAAGATGTTATCCCTACCAGCGTGCCTATGATCAACGTTGCGTTGTCTGGCTCTGTAGATGGTGGTCTGGTTCCTGGCATCACGATGCTGGCTGGTCCATCTAAGCACTTCAAGACTGGTTTCGCTCTGCTTATGGCTTCTGCGTTTCTGAAGAAGTATTCTGACGGTGTAGTTCTTTTCTATGACTCAGAATTTGGAACGCCTCAATCGTATTTCAACACATTCGGTATTCCATTTGATGCAGTTGTTCATACGCCAGTCATGGACGTAGAGCAGCTGAAGTTTGATATCATGAAGCAGCTGACTGGTCTGGAGCGCGGTGAGCGTGTCATGATCGTCATCGACTCGATTGGTAATCTTGCTTCCAAGAAAGAAGTTGAAGATGCGCTTAACGAGAAGTCGGTTGCTGATATGTCTCGCGCAAAGCAGCTCAAGTCGCTGTTCCGTATGATCACACCATATCTGACGATGAAAGATATTCCTATGGTCGTGGTGAATCATACATATAAAGAGATCGGTCTCTATCCAAAGGATATCGTTGGTGGTGGCACTGGTTCTTACTACGGTTCAGACAATATTTGGATTCTGGGTCGTCAGCAAGACAAAGATTCTGATGGTATCCAAGGTTATCACTTTGTGATCAACGTGGAGAAGTCACGCTATGTCAAAGAAAAGTCAAAGATCCCTATTACTATCAACTATGAAGGAGGTATTAATCGGTGGTCTGGTCTACTGGATGTTGCTATTGACGGCGGTTACATTGCTAAGCCTAAAGTTGGTTGGTATGCTAGAGTAGATAAGGAAACGGGAGAAGTCCTTGCTCCCAACATGAGAGCTGGTGACATTGTAGATAACGCAGACTTCTGGAAAAAGGTATTCAAGGAAACTGACTTCGCTACTTACATCAAGGAGAAGTATTCAATCGCGCACGGCGCAATCCTATCGGAGGACGAAGATGCTGATCAGTGAGTATTGGAGCGACGACAAAAAGAAAAAAGCTCAAGTTCATAAGATCGAAGGTGAGTTTCACGTCGATTTCTTTGAAGAAGATACATTCATTATGACAGAAGGCTATCCAGGCAAGAGTCAAAGCTGGGCTGAAGCTGCTGCAGAAAACTATACGATGGGAATAAAGGTGGTGCAAAATGGTAAGCGCCGTTGACAATCCAGTCGCAGTGAAGTATAGTTATTCTGAGCGTGAAGATGTGCCTAAATTCATCTGCATTCGAATTGACGAAGGCGAGTTTGAAGGAATGGTGTATCACTACGAGAACTTGAAAGTTGGTGAAGAAAACGAAGACGGTGCTCTTCTAAACTTCAACTATCATATCGTAGAATCGTTCATCGCCGAAGAGATGCTCACAGTTAGTATCAAGTCGAGATTTGAAGATACTATCGCGTCTATTCTTTTTGACATTTTACAGAAACAAGTAGGAAGGATTGGGAATGAAGATCGAACTGACGATTCTAAAGAATCTGGTTCATAACGAAGACTTCGCCCGTAAGACTCTACCATTTCTCAAAGAAGATTATTTCAGCGATTCGTCAGAGCGTATTATCTACAAACGAATCGCTGACTTCATGACAAAGTATAACTCACGTCCTACTCGTGAAGCGATTGGGATTGAGATTGAGTCTAGCAATAATCTAAGCGAAGAAGAACACAAGCGTTCGATGGAACTCGTTCGTGCGCTTGTTGAGCCAGAGCCTGTAACTATGGACTGGCTACTTGAATCGACAGAAGCATTCTGTCAAGAACGTGCAGTGTTCAATGCAGTCATGGATAGTATCGCTATCCTCGACGGCAAAGATAAGAATCGCACTAAGAACTCTATCCCTGAAATTCTGTCAGAAGCTCTTGGTGTGTCGTTCGATAGTCATATCGGTCACGACTTCATCGACGACTTCGAAACGCGATTCGACTACTATCATCGTGTCGAAGAAAAGGTTCCGTTCGATATTGAGTTGATGAACAAGATCACTCGTGGTGGTCTGTCTCGTAAGTCACTCAACATTATCCTTGCGGGCACTGGTGTCGGTAAGACTCTTGCGATGTGTCACTTTGCTGCAGCTAATCTTGCTATGGGTAAGAACGTTCTATACATTACTATGGAAATGGCTGAAGAACGTATCGCTGAACGTATCGACGCAAACCTACTCAACATCGCCACAGAAGATATCAAGCAGCTTCCTCGTGAACTCTACGAGAACAAAATTGCTCGTCTCAAGACTAAGACACAAGGCAAGCTGATCATCAAGGAGTATCCAACTGCTTCTGCTCACGTTGGTCACTTCCGTCATGTGTTGAACGAGTTGAATCTCAAGCGCAACTTTGTTCCTGATATCATCTACATTGACTATCTGAATATCTGTTGCTCATCTCGTATTAAGGCTGGATCAAACGTCAACAGCTACACTTACGTCAAAGCTATCGCTGAAGAACTTCGTGGTCTTGCAGTTGAGCGTAATCTACCAATCGTATCTGCAACTCAGACGACTCGTTCTGGTTATAGCAGCAGCGATCCTGGACTTGAAGATACTTCAGAGTCGTTCGGTCTACCTGCAACAGCCGACTTCATGATCGCCTTGATCCGTGATGATGATATGGATGAGCGTGGTCAGCTACAGGTCAAGCAGCTCAAGAATCGCTACAGCGACCCGTCAGAAAACAAACGTTTCTTCGTTGGCGTCGATCGTGTGAAAATGCGCCTTTTCGATCTGGAGGAGTCAGCCCAAGACGATATCATTGATGATAGCCGTGGCGGTAAAACTAAGCGATCTGAGGCGGTGATGGATAATACCAAGTTCGGGATGGAAGATCGTGAGCGTAACAAGCCCAAATCCAAGTTCAATAACTTCAAATTCTGATAGCCTAAATAGGAATGTTCTTGACATTGATACGCCAATAGAGTATGATAGTCCAATAAGCGAGGGAGGTGCTATGGTCCCAGAAGCATTGGAATACGCCAAAAACTCGGCTGAAATTCATATCACGGGCGGAACGGCTCGTAAAAGAAAATTGGTAAAGAAAGCTGCTAGATGGATGCTGGGATATACCCTCGGCACCAGACTCGCACACAACATAAAACTAAACATTCGCTTAGATGAATCTCTGAAAGATACTAAGTTCTATGGTTCAGTCATTTGGGAAGATGACAATCATCGACCTCGTGAATACGATATGGAACTATGCAACTATCTAAAAGATAGAATGCTGTATCGAGTTCTTGCTCATGAGATCGTTCACATCAGGCAGTATGCTACAGGTGATCTAAAAGATCTAGCTACACAAGCAGACTACTGCAAGTGGAAGAACAAGATGATCAAGTCTGAAGGTAGAGGAAAGGTAAACTACTTTGATCTGCCTTGGGAAGTTGAAGCAAGACGTGATCAGGAAGTAATTCTGAGCGAATGGAAGAAAGCTCACGGATATCATTTCAAACAAAAGACTGGAGTATTGTATAGTGACGATGGTGATCTATAGTAAAGATACCTGCCCGTGGTGTGATCGTGCTAAGGAACTGATGTATAGTAAAGATGCAGTTTATCGCGAAATCAAAATTGGTCGTGATATCACTCGCGAAGAGTTTATGGAACAGTTCCCGAACGTGCGAACTGTTCCATACATCCTCATCAATGAAGAACTAGCTGGTGGCTATGACGTTCTTCTTTCTCATTACAATTCGCTCGCATAGCTTAGTGGGGGTGTCGCCAAGTGGTTTAAGGCCAGCCGCTCATAACGGTTTTATTTCGTAGGTTCGAATCCTACCATCCCCACCATTCTATTCCCTTTCTTTCTGTTCTCTTCTATTGTAAGATATTGTAAATTAGATTCGTGATGCATGCCGCCCTTAGACAAAGGAACTATGTGATCAACTTCGTATCCCGCTGGACGATTTAAATAAAAATCTTTAATCTTTTGACGATTGGCTGCTGGATCGATGTCGCGATATCTTTTTTGTCTATAACGACTTTGTCTTTCTGCATTATTCGACGATAGTTCTTTGTATGATTTCTTTCTAGATGCAGAGCTACATGCGCGAGAGCAATATTTGTTTCCTATCTTATCTACGACAGAATAGCAAACCGAGCAAGTCGCACGTGTTTTGAGACGAAGTTTATTATTATGGGATGCTGCGCAAGAAAAGTCGCAAAATACGTTTCTTGGCTTATCAGAAGGAAGTTCAGAAGAGCAATGGATGCAATAAGTAGTCATAGCTGTGTCTCCGTATCGAGCATAGAATCGGTGGATATTACCAGTATCGCGACCGATACTCATATTTATAAAAACATAACACACCAAAAATCCCTAAATAAGAAATGCGCAATTTAATTTTAGCAATGATTTCATTCACCATGTTGGGCGCTTGCGCTACAACGACGGATGACGCGCATATTGTAACCAAATCATATCATTTGAATGCGACTTGGTATATGCACGGCAGTAGAACTGCCAACGGCGAAAGGTTTAACCCAGACGGACTCACGGCTGCTCATAAGACGCTCCCATTTGGAACGCTCTTGCGAGTATCTAACCCAGACGACAACAGGTCCATAGTCGTCAGAGTTAATGATCGTGGTCCATTTACGAAAGGCGTGGATCTAGACATATCGAGAGGAGGTGCCCAGCAATTAGGGATAATCAAAAAAGGCAGAGCTAAGGTCTTTGTCGAAGAACTAAAACAGTCTAGATAACTTGTCGTTATGCTATCTTCCTTTCGTAGCGAAAGCAAAAATAGGAGATAAAATGAAACATATAACAATACTCTTAGCAGCTCTTATGCTTGCTGGATGTGCTACAGCACCAACTCCAGTAGAGACACAAAAACCAGCTGCTGTGAAACCTCTTTCAAAGAAAGCAGAACCGAAACGCAGAGTAAATCTATCTCAAGCTGAGATACTGTGTAATCAAAGTTTGCTTCCAGGCAAAGAAAGATATTCTTATTATTGTCAGTTCAGGAAACCTGCGGTTGCACAGTTACCGCAACCAAGCCCATTAGATCCTAACGTGACTATTCCTGATCAAAGCAAGTTCGCCGCAAAACCAGCACAAAAGACTACTAGAGATGACATAGTAACTGCGACTCGTAGTGAAGATGATTCTGGCGCAGCGTTCTTTAGAAAACAATCTTCATTCGATAGATCAGGTTCATTCAGCCTGTTCGGTAATGGAATGAAAAAACCTGTCGCGATCGCAAAAAACTGGGAAGGTAAACACGCAGTTCGTGACAGAAAAGAATTGCAGCAAGCACTTAGTGTTGATCCATTATCAGTTGCATGGTGTGCTGCGTTCGTCAATACAATTCTAAAGCAGAGTGGATTCGAAGGAACAAATTCACTCCAAGCTCGTAGCTTCCTCAATTATGGAAGCGTGACAAAACATCCTGAGTATGGTGATATTGTCGTATTCGCGCGTGGGCGCGATCAGTGGACTGGTCATGTAGGATTCTATGTCGGTGAGGAAATCATCGACGGAGTCCGCTATATCCTAGTGCTGGGTGGTAACCAGCGCAAGGAAGTCAATGTCGCTTACTATCCTGCAAATCTACTGTTAGGATATCGAAGAATTGGCTGATGACTAAGGAGGTGTGTTTTTCGTCATTAGTCGGGGAGCGGTGTGGTGCCGCTCCCCTTTTCATTTTATAAATAGGCTAAGATGCTAAAGTTCAAAGAATATATCGCCGAAGAAGTCAGTGGTAGCTTGTCGATTTTCGATATCGACGATACGCTGTTCCACACGACTACAAAGGTGTATGTCACTAAAGGGGGAAAGAGGGTCGGCGAACTTTCCCCCGCCGAATTCAATGTCTACAAGCTGAAGGCAGGAGAAGAGTTTGACTTTGCTCAGTTCCGTTCAGCTAAGGTATTCGCTGACACAGCAAAGCCAATTCAAACTGTATTCAAAACTGCGAAGAAAATGATCAATCGTTTTCGCGCTCATCCTAACAAGCGTATCATCGTTGTAACGGCTCGTGCTGATCTAGACGACAAGCATCTGTTCCTTGATACATTCCGCAAGTATGGATTCGATACAGGTCAAGTTCATATCTATCGCGCTGGCAATATCAAAGCTCCTGGCGCAGAAGCTAAGAAGCAAATCATTCGTGATCAGATGAAAGGTGGAAACTACAGCATCGTTCGTATGTTCGATGATGCAAAAGCAAACCTAGATAAGTTCATCGAGCTTCACACAGAGTTTCCTAAAGTCAGCTTCGAAGCATTCCTCATCCACGAAGATGGACGTATCACGAGGTATAACGGCTAATGGCAAACAAAGGTCTTCAGTTTGAGTGGTGTATCTACCATCTAGTCGCAATGACGAATCCTAAAAAATTCGCAAACGATCCTAATGCAAAAACTGCAAAGGCTAACTATGCTGCGTCTGAAAAATCTGTTCAGAAAGACGCTCAAAATGCCATCAAGATGATAGAAGCAAAGTATGGTAAGATTAACGACATCGAAAAAACTTCTGGCGGCGGTGTAGAACCAAAAACCGATTTATACATTTCGTGTGCTAAAAAGAAGATCAAATGTTCATTGAAACACGGTGGATCTATTCAGCTTTCGTCTGGTGGAGTTAAAACTACAGTCAAATTCCTAAACGGCATTTTAGCCAACGTATCTAAATCGAAAGGATACGATGCTAAAAAGATCAAGTCTATCATGTCAGTTTTAGCTGAGCTAGATAGTAAGTATGGTGATCTAGGTAAGATGCCTAGAACACAAGCAGACGTTGTTATCGGTAAAACAGAAAGATACAACGAACTGCTTCAAAACATTCTTGGGTCTGGTAAGAAACCCGTCGTTTCGAAAGAATACGAAAATATCAAATTGGCTATTATAGAAGAAGCTATCACTGGTAAGTTTACGTTTGGTGCAACATCTAAACTTTCAGCTGATCATATTTTATCTGAGAAAAAACTAGAACCTGTTACTTCGGAACTCATCAAAACTGTAGCGAATAAAACTTCCGTTCGTATAGCTCTAAAGGGTCGCGGTAAAGAAATAGTCGCTGGCAAAGAAGTTAGACTGAATGAAGTTGTTGTTAGATTTGATACGAAAGCATAAATGAAAAAGCTATCCACATTTATTACTGAAGAAAAGAATCTCCACATGGAGCACATTGAGGACTTGATCTTCAATGAAGGCGTTTATGGCGCACAGCAGATCTTTAGATTCCTAAAGGCGACTCGTGATATGCTTGCTGGTCACTCGAAGGCTAAGGTTTCCGCTACAGTTAAATGGGACGGTGCTCCTGCTATCTTCGCTGGTGTTGATCCACGCGACGGGAAGTTCTTTATTGCTAAGAAAGGTATCTTTAACAAGACGCCTAAGCTATACAAAACACAAGCAGATATCAACGCAGACCTAGAAGGTGATCTAGCTGCTAAGTTCACCATCGCTTTGCGTGAGTTCAAGAAGCTCGGAATCAAATCTGGTGTATATCAAGGCGACTTGATGTTCACGAAAGGTGACGTCAAAACAGAAGTGATCGACGACGAGAAGTATTACACCTTTCAACCTAATACTATCGTATATGCAGTGCCTGTAGATTCTGCATTAGGAAAATCCATTTCAAAAGCAAGTGTTGGTGTTGTTTGGCATACAACATACTCTGGTGATTCGTTTGAAAGTATGCGCGCATCATTCGGTAAGGGCATCGTCGAAAAGCTAAATCAAGTAGGCACTATCTGGATGGACGATGCGACATATAAGGACATGAGCGGAACAGCTACATTCACCGCTGCTGAAACATCTCGTTTCAATACTATTTTACATTTAGCTGGAACTATTCTACAGAAGCTTCCTGCACAAGCAGTCGATGCGTTCTCGAATGATCCTGAGCTACTGATTCGCGTCAAGACATATAATAACTCTAAAGTTCGTGCTGGTGAAAAGATCACGAATACTACAGCTCATGTTGCTGGTTTTATACACTACATGAATGACTACTATCAGAAAGAAGAAGATAAGAAGAAAACGCCTGCTGGCAAAAATGCAGTTAAGCAAAAGAAGATGCAGTCGTTCGGACCTATCATCAAGACTCCGCTCGTTCAGCTCAAGTCTATTTTCGACTTCATGAATCTAGTAGTCGAAGCTAAGATGATGATCATATCGAAGATGAACTCAGCAGGAACTATGAATACGTTCCTGCGCACGCGACAGGGTTTGAAGGTCACATCACCAGAAGGTTATGTTGCTGTAGATCACTTGACTGGTGGAGCAGTAAAACTGGTTGATCGTTTAGGATTCAGTCAAGCCAATTTCAGTCCAGACATTATCAAGGGGTGGGAACGATGAAAAAGTTCTCAGAGTTTATCGTTGAAGAAACATACAATCGTGAAAAGCATATAAAGAAACTAGCTAAGATGGCGAAAACTTTGGAAAACCAAATTCGTAGGACCAACCATAGTTCTAAGAATATGACAACTTGGCGACTCATTAGTAAATACGATGATCTAGTTCAGGAAATAAGAGATAAAGATTACGAGGGTTGGAAAAAGTTCTGTAATGATCGCGATTGGAGCACATCTCATAGAGGCAATGATTTTCTAGCATAAAGGAGAAACATATGGTAGAAGGTATCTGGAATATCGCAACATCACCAATGGTTATCGGTTTCGTAGCAGGACTCATCGTTGGATGGAACTTCCTGACTCAGCCAGCATGGGTAGCCAAACTCATTGCTAAAGCAAAAGGCGCCAATGGCGCTTCGTAACACTACTCATTATAATGGCTTTTAGTGAATTTGTCAAGCACTTTTTATAAATAAAGGGAGCAGAAAGCTAAGGCAATCCTGCTCCCTACTCATATGCGGTCAGGCCACGGCAATCCCGCGAGGAAACGATGAAGAGCGTTGTATTCACATTCGGGCGTATGAATCCGCCCACCACAGGTCACCAGCTGTTGGTCAACAAGCTGGTCGCATACGCGCATCAGAATAGATCGACACCTCGCGTTTATCTTTCCCATTCTGTCGGAAAGAAAGATCCCCTTTCATACGATAAGAAACTCTCGTTCGCTCGTGCAGCGTTCGGAGCGATTGTGCGTAAGTCAAACTCTAAGAACGTCATTCAGATTCTAAAAGACTTACAGAAAGAAGGTTTTACTCACGTCACGATGTTCGCTGGTTCGGATCGTGTTCCTGAGTTCACCAAGTTGCTCAACGCATATAATGGCAAAGAATATACATTCGAGAAAATCACAGTCAAGTCTGCTGGCGAACGTGATCCAGACGCTGATGACGTATCTGGAATGTCAGCAAGTAAAATGCGCGCATTGGCTAAAAACGAAAAGATCGCAGAGTTCCTTCGTGGCGCACCAAATACACTCAAAGCTGCACAAGCAAAAAGCATGTATGCTGCTGTGCGCAAAGCATTACTGGGAGAAGACGCAATGGAATACGGACACAACGAACGTTTCCTCGAGTTCATTTTTGAATCGGATATGAAGGACGATGACTTTTCTGATCTACCGTCTGATGGTGAAATCACTAAGCATTTCGATTCGCTGAGCGCAGATGATCTTGATCTTGACGACTCAGACGCCATGATGCTTGATATTATTGTCGACGGCGAAGAAAGCGACAATAACGAAATGAATGAAGCCAAGGTGCTTGGATTCCAGCAGCGCCAGAAACTTTCTCAGCGCATGAAGTCGATGAGCAAGCGTCTTGCTCGTCTCCGTCAAATCAAAGCAAAGCAGATGCCAGCACAGCAGCGTCTGAAGATGCGCGCACGTAAGGCTGCTATCATGCTTCTCCGTAAGCGCGCAACTGGTAAAAAAAATCTTGAGTATAGCTCACTGTCACGTTCACAGCGTATTGCAGTAGACACAGCACTCGTGCAGCGTTTCGGTAAGAACCTAAACTCACTCGTTGGTCGTTTGGCTACACGTTTGATGCCTCGCGTTCGTAAGCAGGCTCAGGAATATACAAAGAAAGCTCGTGAAGTAAAAGAGTCACTTGTAATTGAAGCAAAAGAAAAAGAAGGTTCAGCGAAGGACGTAGCTCAGGATAAGATCCAAGCTGCAAAGCGTGGTATGTCTGTTTCTGACTGGGAAAAGACAAAGGCTGACGCTAAACATGACTCGCCATTGAACATCGATCCAACCAAACTGGATACTCTGAAAATTGATCCAACAAAGAACGATCGTGAAGCACCAAACCCGAAGCACGGTCACTTGCATCTGAACAGAAAGCTCGCACACTACGCTCGTTCTGTTGATGAAGGTCGTAAGGGAACAGTTGACGCACAAGATGCTGGCGATACAAATATCATGTATCAGCTACGCAAAGTTCTTTTGTCTCGTGGCAATCATGAAGTTGTTTTCTCTGATAAGTCTAAGCATAAAATTTCTGTTGCTGATGCTAACAAGATGCTTGATAAGTTTGCTGCTACTCGTTTACCAGCAGACAAGCACGATATGACTATTCAGGCTGGTAAATCTTTTGCTTCATTCAAGAACGTTCTTACTCACGGAATCGAAAAGCAGGGTAAGAAGATCTCTCTTGGTGGAAAACAGTTCAAAGAGTTCTATATGGGAACTGGTCGTAATCGCACCAACGCCCCATATCCACAAGACTCTGATGAACCGCCAGGAACTCGTCGTATCGCAGAAGCAGCAAAAGATGAAGATCGTCCTACCGATCCTAATAAGTCGCGCCCACTTTCACAGAAGCTAGATTTACTTCTTCGTCTTGGTCTTTCAGATGCTGACGAACTTCAGAAGTATCGTCGTGCGCTGCGTTCATCAAAGAAGGCTGCGCTTCAGTCACCTGAAATGCGTTCAAAGCTCGCTGATCTGCTCGACAAGTTGATTGATCTTACGACACAAGATCCAGCGACATACTCACGTGTTCGCTATCGTGTTCAAACTAAAGAAGCATATGCGCTTCTCAATAAAGCTGAAAAGTCTGGTGTTGACGTAGATATCATCTTTGAAGTATTTGCTCGTGGATACGAACAGAACGAAGATATCAACGAAGCATTTTCTCGCGTCAACTCATTCATTGCTGGCGGAAAGGCTGCTGAAATGGATAAGGATCTGTCTGAAAAAGTAAAAGCTCCAACAGGCGGTTTGAAGAGCGCATGCTGGAAGGGATACACAGCAGTTGGTATGAAGATGAAGAATGGTCGAAAGGTTCCTAACTGTGTTCCAAAAGAAGAAACTCAGGTTGAAGGATACATTGTAAAGTATCACGACGATAAGGGTAAGTATAAGAACAGCTCTCGTGTGTTCAAGGATAAGTCAAAAGCTGATGCACACGCAGATCGTGGTAATAAAATTACTCGCGTTGGTGGTAAATATACTGTGCATCAGATTAGTGACAAGGGTCATGAAGTAAAGGAAGGTCAGGCTAACTGGGCTAAAGCTCGTAAGGACGGAGAACGTTCTACAGTTGCTTATCTGAACTATGGAAAGAAAAAGTCATTCGTTGATCGTAAGTTCACTCCATTCAAAGCTGACTTAGCAAAAGACTCTGCAGCAGCTATGAAGGATTTCCTTGCTAAAGGTGGTTCTGTTCAAAAGATTGAACCAGGAAAGAAAACGATCAAGTCTTATGTAAAGCCTAAGAAGTATATGACGCCAAATCAGGCTAGTAAGATTACTGAGCAGATGTCGACTCATGGTGCAACTCCTCTTTCACAGAGAACGAAGCGCGTCAAAAGTTTTCATGCATGGCATCCAAAACCAACCAACGAAGCTAATCGTCGCGTTGACGTAAAGATGGTAAAGGTAAAGCTGCCTGACGGTAAGATTGTTTATCGTAAAGAACATAAAAAAACAGCTGTTCAGATGGAAGCGTCGCATCCGCATATCACTCTTCAGAAGACGCATCCGCATCCTACTGGAAAAGTTCCGTATTCAGGTCAAACAAACAAGGAACTTCGTGATGCGCTTCCTAAGAAAGTAAGAGCAGCTAGCGAAGGATATACTGGATCTGAGCCAACAAGCTCAAACAAGAACGATCCATCAAATCGTTTCGTAGGAACAGATGCTATTCGTAGAAACTATGCGGCTGCTACGCCAGGACAGACAACTGAGTTTGTAACTGCTCCGTTTGCTGTAGATAAACCAGCATACACGATGCCACCGTCTGATTCAGATGCTGGTCATCAGCGCGTTCTTGCTAATCAGGCTAAGCAGGATCTTTCTAAGAAACATCTGAGTGATATCCGTAAGGCGCTTGGTGGTATTCGTGAGTCAAACGAACTAAACGAATCATTCGCTGCAGGATTTGAACTTGCTCCGCTTGCTCGCGACTATGGCATCACAGTTCAGTCTTCGTTTGAACATCATCCAGAAGTTCAGGAAGCACTTGAAGCACAAGAAGATGCGATGAACGAAGCTATATATCAAGGACGTAACGTTCAACTGAATAAGCCTATGAAAGGCGACGTCAAAAAGTCTAAAGTTTATGTTCGCGATCCATCAACAGGAAACATCAAGAAGGTAAACTTTGGTGATAAGAAACTGAGTATCAAGAAGGATCAACCTGCCCGTAAGAGATCATACTGTGCTCGCTCAAGCGGTCAGGGTAATCTAACCAAAAAGACCAGTGCTAACTACTGGTCGCGTAGAGCATGGGATTGTTAAGGAGAAAATGAAATGAATGATATGTATGTTTGGGGTGGTCTAGTCGTTGCTGTTATTGCTTTTGCATGGTTGCTATGGCCAAAGGATGAAAAGCCAGCTCAGTTGGATCCAGTGAAGCCAGAACCGGCTCCTGCTCCAATTCCAGCACCAGTAAAGGAAGAAACAGCAGTGGTTGCTAAGAAAGCTCCAGCTAAGAAAACCGCAGCTCCTAAGAAGACTGCTCCTGCTAAGAAAGCGCCAGCTAAGAAGGCTGCTCCTAAGAAGGCAGTAAAGAAGGGAAAGAAGTAATATGGAACAACTCGTAGAGGCACTCAAGAAGGCGCAAGCTACTAGCTTTGCGTTTTATCTGAAAGCTCATAACTATCACTGGAACGTGGAAGGTCATAGCTTCTCGGAGTATCACGCATTCTTGGGTGATCTCTACGCGGAAGTTTGGGGTGCGGTTGATGCTATTGCAGAACACATCCGCACCCTCGATGCCTATGCTCCTGGATCGTTTACTCGTTTCCAGCAGCTATCTTCAATCGAAGACGAGATGAGCGTCCCAACTGCTCGTATGATGATGGCTAAGTTGCTCGCTGACAATCAGCGCGTTCTGTCTGATCTCATGGCAGCTCATCGCGAAGCTGAGATGCTTGGTAAGCGCGGAATCGTAAACTTCCTTGAGGATCGTATTGATACTCATGACAAGCATGGTTGGATGCTGCGTTCGTTTACTAAAGGCGAGTAATGGCACAGTTTAGAACCGATACGAGTAGATATCTACCGAACTGCAACACGATTTTCGAAGTCGTGATGCTGTCGGATCCGTATGGAAATCGTATCGGTCCTGCCAATCCATCAGGAATGGCGGTTGATGCTTTCGGGCGAGCGCGTGTAACAACACCGCTTACACTATTCGATTCGTCGCATAGATACCGCGACAACGGATTGTGGTCAACATCCAATACAGCCGGCACATCATATGAGTTCAATCAGAACGAAGGTCTTGTAAAGCTCAACGTAACAACTGGAGCTAATCAAGAAATCATTCGTGAATCAATAAAAGTATTCTCGTATCAGCCAGGCAAGTCACTACAGGTTTTGAATACGTTCGTGATGCAACCAGCTAAAACTGGATTGCGTCAACGTGTTGGATACTTTGGTGCAAATAACGGCATCTATCTTGAGCAATCGAACAGCGATATTTACTTTGTTGAGCGAAGCTGGAATACTGGTGCTCTTGTAGAAACTCGTGTTCCTCAATCAAGCTGGAATATCGACACACTATTAGGTAACGTCAATTCTAGCCCATCACATAGAACGCTTGATCTAACAAAAGCTCAGATTCTATTTTCTGATATTGAGTGGCTCGGCGTTGGTTCAGTTCGTTGCGGATTTGTTATCGACGGTCAGCTAATTCACTGTCACTCGTTTCATCATGCCAATTTTATAACGTCGACATATATTTCAACTGCTTCGTTACCTGTTCGATACGAGATCAAGAATACTGGTGCAACAGCAAGCAATAGCACGTTGAAACAGATATGCACTTCTGTTATCTCGGAAGGTGGTTACGAACTTCGCGGTTCACAACAAGCAATTCAAACTGCAATCGGTTCACCTCGTGATCTTACTACACTTAGAACATACTATCCAGTCATTTCTCTTAGACTAAAAACATCACCTAATAGACTTGATGCTATTGTTATTCTTACAGCACTTTCTCTGATGGGAATTACAAACAACGCAAACTATAACTGGAAAGTTGTGACGGGTGGAACTACAACTGGTGGTTCTTGGGTAGATGCTGGATCTGATTCTGCTGTTGAGTATAATCTGACAGGAACAAGTTTCGCTGGTGGTCGCACTATGGCAAGCGGATTCTTGAATGGATCAGCTCAGGGTTCAACGCCAACAGATATTCTAAAAGAAGCGCTGTTCAAGTTCCAGCTAGAGCGTAATGGTCTTACGTCAACACCTTATGAACTTACATTGGTTGCTGCAGCCGACAATGCTGGTGCTGATATCTATGCTTCTATGGACTGGGAAGAGATTTCAAGATAAGGAAAACAAATGTCGTATCGTAGTTTAGAAAACACAATCCGCTTCGGCGCAGTAAAAGAAGAAGCAGACTACGAAGGTCAGATGGCTCGCGCTCAGTTGCAGATGATTGCAAAGCGCGCCGCTGCTCTTGCTGAGATGATGACAGACGATATGCAGCTGGAAGCCTGGGTTCAGAGCAAGATCACAACAGCTGAAGATTATGTAACAACAGTTCACGATTACATGACCACTAGAAAGGGTAACTAACATGTCAGTAGATCCAAAGAAGTTTGGTCTTACGCCATCTCTTGTAGAAACCGTAAAGGAAGCTCTCAAGGGCGATCAGCATAAGATTGATGCTAATAAGAATAACAAAATTGACGCTCACGATTTCAAACTTCTTCGTCAGAAGAAAGATACGAAATTAGTTGCTAAGCCTCAATACGATAAAATGCGTCCTGCTTTCAAAGAAGAAGTAGAGCAGGTCGATGAAATTTCTGATAAGACGCTTCAGAGCTATCGCACAAAGGCAATGGCTCATAGTGCTAGTCATCAGCCAGGAGATTCCGAAGCAGTAAAAAAAGCTCGTAATCTGAAAACTAAAAATCGTAGCCAAGGCGTTCGCACTTCTTGGAACAAGATGATTGGACGTTATGTCAAAGTAGGCGGCGGTGGTAAGAAAACGTATGAAAGCGTTGAAGTCACTGAAGCCGAAGACGCAGTAGCAAAGCAGATTGCTGCTAAGAAAGATGCGATGCAGAAGCAGATTCAGCAGAAAATCGCTCAGAAGCAGATGTCAGCAATGCAGGCTAAAGCTAACAAGCGTCTGTCGAGCATCAATGCTTCAAATGATAAGTGCAGCTGCGGCACTACAAACGAATCAAAAATGAAGTGCGAAGTTCATGGCGACAAGGGTAATGGTATCAAGGGTGGTAAGGAAAAGATTGAAGTCAATCCTCCACTCCGTGAAGCCAGCGATCTTCCTAAGAAGGTCGTTACAAAAGGACATGAGATTGCCAAGTCACTTATCAAGCATAAGTCAAAGGTAAATGAACCATATGCGGTTGGTATGGCAGCAGCTAAAAAGTCAGCTGGTATCAAGGAAGATGCAGAGCAGGTCGATGAGCTAAGTTCAAAAACTCTATATCGCTATGGTCATAAAGCTCACGATCAGATTGTAAGAACAAACGCTATAGGTCTTGCTAAGAGAACTGGCGGCGTTGGTGTTAAGAATGCTGCTCTTAAACTTAAGAATAGAAAAGCTGGTGTTGAATTGGCTCACAAGAAGGCACAGGCAAAAAAAGACTAAATACTAAACTATATTATGCCGAGTAGTCAACTAACGAAAAGCGGAAAGGAAAAGACAAATGGCACTTTGGGGTTTTTCAAGAGAATCAAATCAGGTAGCATCTGGTGCAAATACAGTAGCTGGTATTGTAAAGGGTTATCGCCCTCTTCCAGTTGCTTCTGGTTCACAAGCCGACGGCACAACTAATATTCAGGTTGCTAACAAGCGCAACGTAATTGCAACTGATAAGGGTTGGGTTCGTCGTCAGAATCGCGTAGATACACACGGAAACGTTCGTCAGTTTGACGAAGTCCTTGTTGCTGCGTCTCCTGGATCAGGATTCAACTACAATGCAAATACCTATCTGGGCAATCCAGATATCGTAGAAATCTACGTCAAGACAAACGCAAACAACGTAATTTCAGCAAACGTGTCTGCTAACCTCTATGTTGTGTTCAATATGCCAGTTGCATTCAAGGCATCTGGTAATACAATCACAATCAACCTTGCAAATACAGCTGGTGGTAACAACGGTGTTGCTCGTTATCTCGGTGGTCGTGCTAACACAGCTAACAACGTTCTCGTGTTTGCTATGCCTAAGCTGCAAGGTGGCACAGGTTCTGCAAAGGCAACGTATCACGTCAATGCTCAGTCGTTGGCTGTAACTGGTGGTGGTAATTCACTTTACTATCCAGAAGCTGGTTCGAACGCAACAAAGCATGCTGCTAACCTCGTAATCACAGGCGCAGTTGCCAACAACCTTGCAAACGGTTGGGGTAATCGTATCACCAATTTCACAGTATCGCCAAAGGGCGTTTAATAGGTTTGGAGTCGCTAAATGGCTGACAAGAAGGTAACACAACTTACAGCGTTGACGACAACAGCGGCTCCAGATCTGCTGATGATTGTTGACGATCCAAACGGAACACCAGTATCGAAGAAGATCACAGTAAAGAGCTTCTTCGGTTCTGTTCCGTCGAATACGGTATTCAGTGCAAACGTAACTGTTTCTGGTAACAGAGTTCAGCTTGCGTCAAACGTAAATATCACAAAGACGCTCACTGCTAACACAGTCAAGATTACATTTGGTTCTACTCCAGGATCAAATAACGCGACTTCTGTTGGCATGGGCGTCGGTGAAATTCGTTTTACGAACACTCATTTGTATATTGCAGTGAACTCAACAACAATCAAGCGCGTATCACTGGATACATTCTAATGTCATTTGAAGCAGCAGGATCATACGTCGCAGCTAAATCAGCTTCAGCAGCTGGTGGTATGCTTGGCGGTTTGACTATGTTTGCATTCATGAGACCTAAAACGATTCTTGACGCAACAATTCGTGGCGGCGTTTGCACAGGCGCCGCCATTATCTTTGCTCCAGTTTTATGTGAGTATCTTGAAACAAAACTTACGATGGAACATTTACTCGCAGCTGGTGCAGTTATCGGATTTTTAGCATGGGGCGTGCTGTCTATGACTGCGCGCTTTTTCATTAAAGCAGAAGCAGCTAACACAGATATCGTAGAGGCTGCCAAAGAACTAAAAAAGTGAGATGAAAGGTAAATTGGACGATTCGAATTTCTTTCTTTATGCTGCACATCATTATATGAATCCGTGTGTAGATGAACAAGAGTTTATGGATGATTTGACAAGAATCAAAAATGTTCGTAGATTGTTTAGTAGATATGAAAAACATGGTGAGCTAAAAGAAAGATTGATCATAAACCATTTGATGATTTTGTATAATGTGTTTGAGCCAAAAGCTCTAACGCGAATGCTTGTGTTCAAACTATATGACCAACTGCATATACTGAAACCGTTCCTTATGCTAATGAACTACTGGCCTGAAGTAGTAGATAACATAGGTTCTGATAACAAAACTATAAGATCAAACGAGATTGTCATGGACATGCGAGTCGTAGATGTTCTAAGGAAGATATAATGCTAAAGGAATTATCTCCAGGACTTGTAGGGAAAGTCAACAAAGCTCGTCTATCAAAACCAGCTAAGTCTCCTGCTGCTCGTAAAACTCTAGATATCGCCGTAAAGAAAGCATGGCTGAAGTCTAAAGTAGGCACTATCAAGGAAGACGGCGAAGGCGGTCCCGCCAATCATGCTGGTCCAGCAACAAGCACATCAGATGTTCATTGGAGCAAGCGCCAACCTCGTATTGGCATGAAAGGACCATTGAAGAAATATGGTCAGCCCATGATCTTCAAAGCAGTTATGCGCCGTAAGAACGTAAACGAAGCAACTGTCTATTATAAATCAATTGGTAAGAGAGTGAAAGCGGTCAGTCGCACTTCAGCTATGGGGAATGGTAGTGATGGATCAGGTGGGAACGGAGGCGAAAGTGTTCAACGCGAACACGCAAATGCAGTTGTTGAAAGAAATAGTGGACTCCAAGAACGTATTGTCAAAGTTGGAAGCAAGTATCGACTCGTCTCCAAAGCGTCAGGAAAAAATCTCGGAACGTATCCTTCGAGGGCGGGCGCAGAAAGAAGAGAACGCCAAGTCCAATACTTCAAACACAAAGGGTAAGAAAATGGGCTTCGGTATAAAGATTGCGATTGCAGCTATTCTATTCTCCGTCATCTCGGGCGGATACTTCTACATCCAAGCATTACAAGGCAAGCTAGAAGCAGCAGCTGAAGTTCAGCAGCGCATGGAAGGCGTGATCACACAACAGAAGATGGTCATGGAACAGCAGCAGGCTGACATGAAGAAGATGCAGGCTATCAATGCGGAAGTCGCTAAGGTAGCTCAGCAAGCACAGAACGATGTCAATGCTCTTAATCGTAAATTCCAGCAGCGCGACCTTGCTATGTCAGCAGCCAAAAAGCCAGCAGACGTTGAAATCCGTGTGAATCGCGGAACACGAGATGCGCTTCGTTGTAATGAGCTGGTGACTGGCGCTCCACTCACTCCTGATGAGCTCAGCGGTAAAGCCAAAAACAATATCTGCCAGAACATCATTGATCGACAGATTCCAAAGAAGGAGGCTGCAAAGTGAAGAAGATTATTATTGCTTCGTTCTGCGGATTGTTCTTGACAGCTTGCACAGAAACAACTAAAGTATTCGATAAACCAGTTCTAGTCGAAAGGGCTGAACTGATCCTACCGCCTACACAGCCTATCGTTCAGAATGATCTGACATGGGTTGTTATCACGCCAGAAAACTATGCGGCAAAAGCTGAAGAGTTAGCTGGCAAAGGAAACGTTGTATTCTTTGCGCTCACGTCTCAGGGCTATCAAACACTGAGCATGAACGTGGCTGAACTTCGTAAGTATATCGAACAGCAGAACTCAGTGATCGCAGCCTATAAAGAATACTACAAAAACCAGCAGCCTAACCCAGAAAGTCAATAAAAGTCTTGACAATCTTCCTTGAGCTTATTATAATGAATCTATGTCTATTATCACTGATCACAAATATGCACAGATGATTTCGCACAAGCTTCTGCTGTTCAAGCGGAAGTCTGAGCGAGTCTATAATTTCCGCTGTCCTTTCTGTGGCGACTCACAAAAGAACAAATTGAAGGCTAGAGGCTACCTGTTCGAAAAGTCTGGTGGGCTCATTTACAAATGTCATAATTGCGATGTTGGCACTAATCTTGGTAAACTTATTGATCTCGTTGATCCTGGTCTGGCCAAGTCATACAGACTAGAATCCTACAAGGATCGTGTAGCAGCAAATACAGAATTGGATACGTTCATTATTCCTAAGACGGAAGTTGAACGTCCTCCGATTATTCTTGACGAGATGCTTTCGCGTCTCGATCAACTCCCTTCACATCACCGCGCAGTAGAATACGTCAAAGCCCGACAGATCCCAAAAGATCGTTGGAAGGATCTCTACTATGCGCGTGATTTCAAAGAACTCGAAACGTTGAATCCAGCCTACGATGGTCGTTTGACTTCCGACGAACGTTTGGTTATTCCGTTTCGACGCGAGGATGGGTTACTCACCGGCGTTACTGGACGCGCCATGGGTAACTCATCCTTGCGCTATGTTACTGTAAGAATCACTGACGACCCGTTGATTTATGGTCTTGATCGCGTAAAACGTGGCAAAACTATATACGTTGTGGAAGGTCCGATCGACAGTATGTTTCTTGATAATTCTATTGCAGCTGGTGGAACGGACTTTCAGCGTGCGCTATATAGCTTGAACGGTGAGAACGTCGTCCTTGTGTTCGACAATCAGCCGCGCAACAAACAAGTTGTGAAGCGCGTTGAGTCATTTGTTCAACGTGGATATACGATGGTAGTGTGGAACACAAGCTGGACTTATAAAGATATCAATGATGCTGTTTTGTCTGGACTTAGTGGTTCGCAGATCGAGCATCTACTAAATAAATCCACGTTCAAGGGCTTAGCCCTAAAACTGGCAATCCGAGACTGGAAAAAGTGTTGACGCAAACGCAACGTTTGCGAACGGAAAATTATTGTCTAATAAAAAGAAACGGAGTTATTCATGTCTAATTCTCTACCGACCCTCTATCAGCAGTTCATTCATCTTTCACGTTATTCAAGATTTTTGTGGGATCAGGGTCGCAGAGAAAGTTGGGAAGAAACAATCGGACGTTTCTTTGACTTCTTCGAATCACATCTAAAGGAACAGCATAACTACGACATCAAGGACTATCGTAAGGAACTTGAGCAAGCTGTTCTGTCGCAGAAGGTCATGCCTTCGATGCGTTGCGTCATGACCGCAGGTGAAGCACTCAAGCGCGAGAACGTTGCTGCTTACAACTGCTCGTATGTTGCTGTCAATAGCCCACGTTCGTTTGACGAGATTCTCTACATCCTGATGAACGGAACCGGCGTCGGTTTCTCTGTCGAGTCAAAGGACGTAGAGCAGCTTCCTGTTATCGCAGAAGACTTCCATCCGTCAGACACAACCATTATGGTTGCAGACTCAAAGCTCGGTTGGGCTAAAGCTCTCAAAGAACTCATTCATCTTCTCTACTCTGGTCAGATTCCTCGTTGGGATCTATCCAAGATTCGTCCAGCAGGAACACCGCTCAAGACTTTCGGTGGTCGTGCATCTGGTCCAGAACCACTCGACGCTCTGTTCAAGTTCTGCGTCGACATCTTCAAGAAGGCTTCTGGTCGTCGTCTAAACACATTGGAATGCCATGACATTGTATGTAAAATTGCTGATATTGTTGTTGTGGGTGGCGTTCGTCGTTCTGCTCTTATTTCTCTTTCAGATCTGAATGACGACCGTATGCGCACAGCTAAGTCTGGTCAGTGGTGGCTTGACGAATCACAACGTGCGCTTGCTAACAACTCCGCTATCTACAAAGAAAAGCCTGATATGGGTATTTTCATGGAAGAGTGGAAGTCGCTCTATGAATCAAAGTCTGGTGAGCGTGGTATCTTCAACAGAGCATCTGCTAAGGCTACTGTAGCAAAGCATGGTCGTCGCGATCCTAACTACGACTTCGGAACGAATCCTTGCTCTGAGATCATTCTCCGTGACAAGGAATTCTGTAATCTGTCAGAAGTTGTTATTCGTGAAACTGACACGATGGAAACTTTGAAGGAGAAGGTCTACTGGGCAACTATCCTAGGAACGTGGCAGTCAACTCTGACTAACTTCCGTTATCTATCTTCATCATGGAAGAAAAACTGCGAAGAAGAACGTCTACTCGGCGTTTCAATGACAGGTATTATGGACAATGACCTCACAAACGGAAAAGAACCAGGACTCGCAGAGCGTCTTGAAACACTCAGAAGAATCGCTGTCGAGACAAACAAAAAATTCGCTAAGGATATTGGCGTCCCCCAATCTGCTGCTGTCACTTGTGTTAAGCCCTCTGGCACTGTTAGCCAGCTTACTGATGCTGCTTCTGGTATTCATGCACGCCACAATCCATACTATATTAGAACTGTTCGTGCGGATAAGAAAGACCCTCTTGCGGCACTAATGATCGACGCTGGTGTTCCAGTTGAAGATTGCGTGATGCGTCCAAACAACGTCTATGTGTTCTCGTTCCCAATGAAGGCTCCAGAGAATGCTGTATTCCGTCAGGATATGTCTGCTATTGAACAGCTGGAACTGTGGGTAACTTATCAGGATCACTGGTGTGAGCACAAACCATCTGTCACTATCTCCGTGAAGGAACATGAGTGGCTTGATGTTGGTGCGTGGGTCTATAATCACTTTGACAAGATGTCTGGTGTTTCGTTCCTTCCGTTCTCCGAGCATGTCTATAAGCAAGCTCCATATCAGGATTGCTCGAAGGAAGAATATGAAGCATTCGCTACTAAGATGCCCAAGAGTATTGACTGGAATAGACTCAAGGATTATGAGAAAACTGATACTACAACGGGAGCGCAAGAGCTTGCTTGTGTGGCTGGTGGATGCGAGATCTAACCGATGCCAGACAAAGAACTCACTTGCCCCTGTGGAGAATATGATTACGTTGTATGTTACGAGCGTCGCGGTAAAAAAGAAAATCCGTCGTTCTGCCCATTCTGCGGAGCCGACGGTGCTGCTGAAGGTCTAGAACTAGAGGATGATGACGAAGATGAATGACAGCCTCATAACAGTGAATGAAAAATATAACTACATCATAGATAAGATTGATAGCATTCGTGCTAACTTTCATCTTATTGCTGCAGAAGAACTAGAAGCAGCGATGACTGAACTAGAAAAACTAGAAGCTAATCTGAAACGACTGGAAGAGCAGTATCCAGAGGAGCTTTCTAGTTACACTATATAAGTTCATGGCAGATTATGATAATCCATGGACATTCGACGGAAAAGAGTTTACAAGTGAAGATATCGGGAACTCCTACGGGTTTGTGTATCTTATTACAACGCCGGAAGGCCAGAAGTATATCGGAAGAAAATACTTCTGGTCTATCCGTAAAGCCCGTGGAAAGAGTCGCCGCCAGCGATCCGAATCCGACTGGAAAACATACTATGGATCCAGTGAGCTACTCAAAGCTAAGATCAAAGATTCCGACAAGTCCCTCTTCAAGCGAGAAATAATTTCATTACATAGCACTAAAGGTCGTGTGAACTATGAAGAAGTGCGCGAACAGTTTGCGCATGAAGTATTAGAACGGGATGATTACATCAATGACAACATCAATGGCAAGTGGCACAGAAGCCCAGAACACATCAGAAGTAAATCAAGATTCTCTACCCTCGCATCTGGGCGGACATCTCAACAAGACCCACAATGATCGCGGAACACTTTCGTTTTTGATTAGCGAATTCGGTATCAAGTCGTTCCTTGATATTGGTTGTGGTCCTGGCGGTATGGTTGCGCTTGCTCAAATGCGCGGTCTGGAAGCACTTGGTATTGACGGTGACTGGGAAGTAGAAAAAGAAAAGGACGCGCTGATTCTCATTCACGACTTCACCAATGGTCCTTGCTTCACTACGAAGGCTGAATTTGATCTTGGTTGGTCAGTAGAGTTTCTTGAACACGTCGAAGAAAAGTATCAAGACAACTATATGCAAGCATTCGCTCGTTGTAAATATGTCGTAGCAACTGCTGCGCCTCCAGGCTATCCTGGACATCATCATGTAAACTGTCAACCGCTAACATATTGGCGTGATGTATTTGATAAGTATGGTTTCGATTACGATAATGATGTAACGCAGCTTATTCGAACACAAAAGTCAACTATGCAAAAGCCATTCATGCAAACAACTGGTATGTTCTTTAGGAGACGATAATGGGTTACATTCCTAGTGATAATGTAGTAATCACACGCGCAGATCAAATCGCTTATGACGAAGGTCTGCGCAACTTCATGCTTCAAGTCTATAACAACATGACAATCGCTCTTGCAATCAGCGGTCTTGTTGCTCTTGGGCTGAACTTCAATCAATCGCTTATGGCTGCGATCTGGGGAACTGGATTCAAGTGGATCGCTATCTTTTCACCACTAGCAGCTTCACTTGCGTTTACGTTTTTCTTTGATAAGATGAACTCCCGCACAGCTCAGATGGCTTTGTTTGCTTTCGCTGCTCTCATGGGCTTATCACTCTCATCTATCTTCCTCGTGTTCAAGATGGGTAGCATTGCTCAGGTGTTCTTCATTAGTGCAGCCACGTTCGGTGCAGCTTCGCTCTATGGCTATACTACGAAAAAGGACTTGACAAGTTTCGGTTCATTCCTTATAATGGGAGCATTAGGTTTGGTTATTGCGGGCGTCGTTAATCTGTTTCTACAGAGTTCGATGTTTGCTTTCGTTATCAGCTGTCTTGGCGTTCTTATCTTTACTGGTCTGACAGCCTATGATACGCAGAACCTGAAAACAGTATATGACGCAGAGATTGGCGATGAACGTGAGAAGGCTGGCATCTTTGGTGCGCTTCAGCTCTATCTAGATTTCATCAATATCTTTACAAGCCTGCTTCAACTAATTGGAGATAGAAAAAATGATTGAGCCTATTCGTATCTTTGTGGGGACGTCCGCGAACAATGAAGACGCAGAAGCAGAAATGGTTCTCGAGTATACACTCCGCAAGAATACGACTCTTCCGCTCGATATCACTTGGATGCGTCAGTCACGGGATGAGTCTAGTGTATGGGGTGGTTGGCAGACTCAACGCTGGTCGACGCCTTTTAGCGGATTCCGTTGGGCGATTCCGGAAGCGTGCGGATTTCATGGTCGCGCCATTTACATGGATGTGGACCAACTCAATCTCAAGGATATTGCTGAACTGTATTGCATTGATATGCAAAGTAAGCCTCTTGCTGCTCGCCGTGGCGCTCGTTTTGGAGGTCATGAGTTTTGTGTCATCCTCTTTGACTGCGAACTGATGGGTAATCTGCTTTCACCTGTTTCAAGAATGAAACCGAATCCAGACGCGCATCACCGATATATCAATATGTTCAGTGGAAGTGATCACGTCCTCGATCTTGATCCGCGCTGGAACTGTCATGACGGTGATGGTCGCACAATTGACGATATCTGGCATTTACACTATACTGAAATGGCTACACAACCGTGGAAGCCTGCTTGGTTCACTGGTGAAGGTCGCGAGCATCCGCGTCAGGATTTGGTGAAGCTCTGGCATGATACGAGAGCAGAAGCTGCGTTGAATGGATGGACTCCTAATCTACATAATGATACGTTCGGTTCCTATAGCATCATTGGACGATAAATGAAACTCTTTGCATCATGCGATTCTGGATATCTTCGCGCGCACGCGCCTGCTCTGGTTGCAAGTGCTGCGTGTGCCGAAACCTCGATTCATCTTCACGTTATTGATCCGAAAGAAGAAGATCATCAATTCCTAGATCATCTTTCGTCTAGATATCACAGTATCGCAGGATGGCCACAGAGCGACTTTACACATTCAACAGCTCCTATGTGGATTCAGAATCCTGCCATTCGTCAAGATACTATTCGAACTCTGTATGCGACGGATCGTTTTCTTTCTGTTATGACACAGATGATTGCTCGTCCTGATCAGTATCTTATTATTGATACAGACTGTCTCATAATGAAGCCTATCAGCGAAAGCAGCTTGCATGGTGACGTTGGTTTGTTCTTGCGCGATCCACTGCCAGGAACTGTTGGATGGGAAGCTCAGGGAACTCGTTGTGCAGCTGGTGCAGTTTACTATTCGTCTCGCGCGATCGACTTTGCTCAAGCTGTTGCGAATCGTATTCGTCAGGGTCCTATCGCTTGGTTCTTAGATCAAGTTGCTATCAGCGAAACCTATGAAAACATGAAGGATCGTTACAACTATCAGTATTTCGATGCGAACTTCATGGACTGGGAGTTCAAGGAAGGAACTACAATCTGGACTGGTAAAGGTCCGCGTAAGTATGATAATCCAACATACGTTGCTAAGAAGCAACATTTTGATAGGATGATGCGATGAAAGTAGCAATTCTATTTCCTCGTCTTGACGTCATGTTCAAGGAAGGTCCAGTTCCTGAAACGCGAGGTGAAATTCCTCCAATTCGTATTCCGTGGCAGACGATGGGAGACCGACTTCTTCATCGTCATCGCACGAAAGGTGATCAGGTCCAGTTCATTGAAAAGCCGCTCTGGCAGTTTACTCCTGAGTTCGTAGAATCACTTGATTCGGATATCGTTTATATCCCGCATAAGTCTGTAGAAACATTCCCTGTTCGCGATAAGATCGTTCGCTACTATATGCAATCGGTTTTTCCGTGGCAGTTCTATATTGACTCCAAGGGATTCGCTGGTGGATCTTCGTGCTATCCGTTCCTAATTGACAAAGACCGAAACGTTCCAGCAAACAGTTTCTATTCTGAGATGCAAGTTAGAGCTGCGATGGGCGGAAGCAAGTTTGAGCAGCCTCCTTCGCAAAAGCTAAATCTACCTGAGGAGTATTTCTTCTTCCCGTGTCAGATTCCTCACGACGAAACGATCAAATATCATTCAGACGTTTCTGTATTAGACGCTCTGGTTGCGACTTGTAAAGCCACCGAAAGACTAAATATACCACTAATCGTAAAGGGGCACCCTGTCAATCCTGGCAGCATGGCTAATCTTTATCAAGCGGCTAGTCAATTCAAACACGTTTTCTGGGTCGACAACGTATCAATTCACGACCTAATTCCCCGAGCAAAAGCAGTTATTGTAGTCAACTCTGGCACGGGCATGGAAACGCTGTTACATAAAACGCCGATTGTTACATTTGGTAGATGTGAGTATGATTGTGTGAGTAATAGAGCTACGACTGATAACATCGTCGATATCCTAAGGGATCCTAAGTTCGACGAGAAAGCTGTTCGCGCATTCTTTGAAACATGGTATGAGTGGACTTACGATACACGAAGCAGTAAATCTTTCGAACGACTTTAGGAGACTAACATGGCATATTGGGGTTATCACTTAGTTCTCGACTGCGCAGAACTTGACAACGCAGCAATTACCAGCTATGATACTATCTACAATTTCACGAAGCGCCTTGTCAAAGATATCGACATGGTAGCCTATGGTGAACCCCAGATCGTAAACTTTGGATCTGGTAATAAGGCTGGATACACTCTAGTCCAGTTGATTGAAACGTCAAACATTTGCGCCCACTTTGTTCCTGATGATGGAATGGGTGGCAATGCTATGTATCTTGACGTTTTCTCATGTAAGGAATATGACGATCAGGTTGTTATCAATCTGGTCAAGGAATACTTTGGTGCGAAGTATGTTCGACCAAATTATCTAACAAGACAAGCCTAATAGGAGTGGAGAATGATTATGGCTGCTGATGACTATGATGATATGGATAACTGGGAAGTTAAGCAACACGCTAAGGTAAGTAAGAAGAGGATCGGTTCAATTGTTCCTGCTGTTAA